CAAGAACACCACGAAGACGGTGGTTGGCATATACACGCTCTCATCAAAGCAAAGACAGGTAAGTTCGATACGGTCGATGCATCCATCTTCGATGTTTCCACTCCTGAATCGTCCTTTCACCCCAACATCCAAACCATCAAACGAGGGAAAGCTCACTTTGACAGAGCACACGACTACGTCGAAAAGGAGGATAGAGACCCACTGTGCACATTCCCACATACTCTCACCTGGGCAGAAATCGTTGCCAACGCAAGTACCAAAGACGAGTACCTCGACCTCATTAAAAAGAACTATCCAAGAGACTACTCATTAAACCTGCAACGGTTAGAATATACTGCTTCCAAACTCTTTCCATCCGAAGACCCTAACACTATCCAAGATGGCTTCGAGATCCACTACGAACACGAAGAACTCGACATACCTCGAGACTTCTCCAAATCCATGGTTATTGTAGGGCCGCCTGGGTGTGGAAAAACTACTTGGGCCAAGAAGTATGCCCCCAAACCAGCTCTATTCATTCGACACTTGGATTCCCTCGCTCTCTTTCGTCCGGAGCATCGGTCAATTATCTTTGACGACCTAGACTTCCAACATCTTCCCCCTAGTACGCAAAAGTACCTGGTGGACTACGAAAACTTGGCCGAAATTCACTGCCGTTATCGTGTTGCTCGTATCCCCGCTGGGGTCCCTAGAATAATAACTGCTAACTTGTATCCTTTCCTTAGCGACAATGGTGTTCATTGTCAGGCTATAGATAGAAGAATAAATAAATTTTATGTTTAATACGCTCCTTTATTTATCTGTTTTCTTCAATATACTTTGACCGCGACGCTGCGCCCGCCTCTCCGAGGGCACAACAGGGTCTCTCAGCGACGCGCCTACGGCCTGTGTTGCTAACGCAACACGTCGCTTCATTCCAATTCCGATAATTATTATATACCATCATACACTAATGTAGGCGACATGCCAGGAACAACTTTTATATTATATCTTACATACTGTTCCATCCAAATAGTTGCTGAATTAAATTTCCAGACTGACTCTGCATCTTTATACGCTCTACCATTTATATTAAATATATACCCTTTAGTAACTCCTTTTTTAGCTGCAAAACCAGAAGTTGAAGCATATGAATCTTGAAAATTCACTGTATGATTCTTTGAATCTCTCCAACTAAACTCTGTAACGTTATTTGTTCCTAATTGAACTTTAAACTGCTTAACTACTTTAAAATATCGTAGAAATACAGGATTATTCCACAAACTATCACCAACAGCTTGAGTAGCTGATCCTGTTCCAGCATTCTGCTGCAATGTAGCAATTCCAGTACCTCCGTCTTCCACTTCCACATCCATTCCATTAGCCCTTCTAAGTAAATTCTTTTGAGTTGCCATAAAACTCTCGATTCCATCACCACTAATCCATAAATCATCGGGTATGTCCCTAATACATATAACCTTATATACATCCACATCGACAATATCACTAGCAGTTGTGTAATCTGCTGTAGTACGATTACGAAGAACAATTCTAATAGACTGGTGGTCCAATCTAAATTTGCCTGCTTGACACTTGAGATCTGCACCACTTCCGTCTGATATACTAGTCCAAGCTTCGCCCAAATTATTATCATAAACATTCTGAGCATGTAAGCCCATAAATGCTCCAAAATAACGACTATAACCGTTATCTGACACAATTTCTGAAGTATTAACATATTGGAATATCCGACTGGGTGATAAACGCATTTGTGTACTCTTCCACCTTCGTAAACTCTTAAGGTATCTCCTCTTCTTACGACGAGGCATATACTTCTTCCGGTAAGTGGTAACCACATCCCTTTGGTCTGTAATCGGTCTTGTTTCGACTTGTTTTTTTGAAAATGTATTCCTAATATCTTGATAGCCCTTATACCCTTTATACGCGCCTACGGCTGCTGTTATTCCTAATCTACCAAGATCTTTCCAACCCCACCGCTTAGGTGTAGGGCGTCGCCATACCTTCATGGTGCCCATGCTGCTTCACGAGGAAAGGTGGCTTAGCTCGACGCCACCACGCTTTTATACCCAATGAGAAATTTTTACATCCTGATGACCTTGCACCAATCAAAAAATTCTATCGTTTCACTGTCTATATAATCCGCCCAAAACGCTCTCCTGCGTAGAGAATCTTATACGCAGTCGATCGAAAATGTCCGCCTTCCGTTTATGCGCTTCAACCATACTTCTCACCTACTCTCAAACAGGTGAACTAACGAAAGAAGATGTACTTTATACCTTGCAAGAAAGACTCAAACCATTCGATTACGCCATAGGACAAGAACACCACGAAGACGGTGGTTGGCATATACACGCTCTCATCAAAGCAAAGACAGGTAAGTTCGATACGGTCGATGCATCCATCTTCGATGTTTCCACTCCTGAATCGTCCTTTCACC